AAGGTAAGTATGGGGTCAGACGTTGGGTTCTATCATACTCACTTTCAATTACATAGAGTATGAAAGTTGTCCCCGATAGTTGCTGAAATGGAATTGACATAAGGTTCTGGGGTGGATTACGACTATAGGGAAGAATGGAATGTCCCACCGAAGGCTAAAGACGGCAGAACTGAAAATCAATTTTAAACAAAAAATCTCTAAGGGGATAGGTGTGCCCAATTGAGAATTTATCCCTACCTTTAACTAAAATTTTAAACTATGGCAACTAACATTAAAGCAGGATTGTATCAACCTCCGTTTACTGAAGGGGATGAGTCTCTAACTTATATGCTAGTGTACATAGACGATAAAGTTGTGCAGTTTCTAGATGAGGATGAGAAGTTTGTATGCCAATTTAGCTACGAAGAACTCAGGGGGATTATGGGGATAATGGCTGCAGAACAAGAAAAGACACACCTTAGAATACAAGCTCAAGTTAAGAAGAACTAGTAATAAAATGCAGTCTCCGTTTTATAAACAAAGTAAGATAGTTAAGGTTGATATTAGCCTTAAGCAGCTTCTTGATGTAGATACAACTAATGAGCTGTATTACAGAAGGACAGATAATATCTATCCTAACCAAGTCCTTACATCTTATACTAATGCTCTACGTAGAGATGCATTTAGATTCAAGTATCTGACTGATCTGATTGTAGCTGGGAGTGGAGTTACTATTACTAACAATAGTGGGATAATAACTATCTCATCTACTGGGGGAGGAGGTACAGAAACTCTTTCACCTTTATTACTAATGGGGGGATAATATGCCAACAATATATAAAACATTAGGACAATCGAGTCCATCAGCAACAACAGAGACAGACTTATACACAGTCCCAGCTTCTACTTCGGCAGTAGCTAGCTCAGTTATTGTCTGCAATAGATCAGCAGTTCTATCTACATTTAGAATCTCAATTGCCGTAGGGGGAGGAGCAACTGCTAATAAAGACTATATTTACTATGACCTTCCTATCGGGGCAAACGATACATTCATTGCTACGATTGGGGTTACGCTAGCAGCTACGGATAAAGTAAAGGTCTATGCATCAAATACTAATCTGTCATTCTCACTTTACGGATCTGAAATAAGCTAACATGTCACAAGGATACGCTTCATACAATATTATTAGCAGTGAGATTTCATTTGCTAATACCCCTAACATAGATGCCTTTGGAAGACTAAGGGTAAGCGAGCCATTCACACTCTTTGATTCAAGTCATAGATTTGCTGATAATGGACTGTGGTCAACTAGTACAGCAACAAGTGGGACAGCTACATTTAATGCTAATCAAGGATTAATTGACTTAGATGTAACTGCAGCGTCAGGCTCCGAGGTTATTAGGGAAACAACTAAGGTCTTCTCATATCAACCAGGTAAAAGCTTGCTTGTACTTTCCACATTTGTGATGAGTCCCGCTAAGACTAACCTCAGACAAAGAGTTGGATATTATGGAGCGGCTAATGGCTATTACTTAGAACTGAATAATAGTACAGTAAGTTTTTATGAAAGAACTTCTGTTTCAGGTTCATTGGTAAACAATCAGGTTGCGCAAGCAAATTGGAATGTTGACCCGATGGATGGTTCAGGGCCTAGTGGGATCACACTTGACCTAACAAAGGCTCAAATCCTGTTCATGGACCTAGAATGGTTAGGGGTAGGTACGGTTCGTATTGGATTTGTTGTAAACGGGAACTTCTACGTTTGTCATAAATTCCATCACGCCAACTTGATTGCCTCTACCTACATCACGACAGCATCATTGCCGTTGAGATACGAGGTAACTAACACAGGCGCTACAAGTGGTGCTAGTACCTTAAAACAGATATGCTCTACCGTACTGTCTGAGGGAGGATATCAACTTACTGGTCTGCAACAAGCAATTGGCATTCCTGTAACTACCCCAAGAAACTTAGCAACAGCAGGGACATTTTACCCCATAGTAAGTATACGTCTTAAAACATCCCCCAATAGATTAGATGGCATAGTAATATGTACAGCAATCTCAGTGATAGCAACTAGTTCGGCAAATTACAATTGGCAGGTAATAGCAACTGGAACCACGACGGGTGGTACTTGGGTAAGTGCAGGAGCAAACTCAGCTGTAGAATATAATATAACAGGGACAAGTTTTGCAGGAGGTAGAATACTTGCTAGTGGATTTTTTAGTGTGTCAAACCAAGGGTCAACTCAAGTTGATATCCTTAAAGAGGCGCTCTTTAAAACACAGCTTGAAAGAAATGGATTAACCTCAACCCCATTTGAACTTACTATTGTAGTTGCTTCTGATGCTGGGGGTGGTGGAGGTAATGTTCTAGCATCAATGGACTGGGAAGAAATAAGCAGATAATATGAGCCAAGGATTTACAAAAGGAACCCCGATTGATACTGATGGAACTCTGTCACTTAATAGTGATATTGTAGTCCCATCTCAAAAGGCTGTAAGAACTTATGTAACAAGTAATGCCATTGCCCCAAACCCACTTATTACGGGGGCAACTAAGACTAAAATTACTTATGATTCAGATGGATTAGTAACAGCTGGAGCAGACATTGTTCCTGCAGACATAAGCACTAGCACAACTGTTGGTCAAAACCTTATTACACTAGCAAACCCAAGTGCTATTAGTTTTATTCGTATAAATGCAGATAACACTGTAACCTCACGAACACCATCTCAGGTGTTGAGTGATTTAGGTATAGCATCCACAATTATATTAGCAAGAGATAATGCTGCATATTCTCATACTGGGACAACGACTAATACATTGGTTTGGAGCATTGCTATTTCAGCAAATACATTCCAAACGAATGATATGATTGAATGGTTTTCTCAAATGAATACCAACATGCCTAATGGAACAGCTGTTACATATAGATTCTATGTGAACACTTCGTCAAGTTTAACAGGAGCATCATTGCTTGGAACATTTACCAATTCAGTTGCTACTGGTAATACAACTTTCCAAAGAAACATATTTGTGACTGCATCTGGTGTAAGCGGAAACCTTCGCGTATATTCTAATGCAACAAGTGCTTCATCTTCATATGGATTAAGTGCTTCTAATGCAACAAACATCACTGTAGATACAACAGCTACGCAATACTTAATTATTGCAATTCAACATGGAAATACAACAGCAACATCCAGCGTTCAATCAACTTTAATTCGAGCAACACGATGAAAACAATAGTTCCAATAGACATCTGGAAAGATGGTGAGCTTAAGCAAGCCACAATCCTCAAAATGTACATCAGTTATGATGACTTGAACACAACTGCTACGTTCCAATACCAATTATGCAATGATTTGTTAAACTCTATTGCAGAGAGCAAATTGTCGATTCACGGCACTGATTATGCAAATTGGGGAAGTAGTGGAGACTCTAATCAAGAAGCATACCTGTATGGTGCAACCACGTTAAACTTGACAATTACAGGGGACTATATCCCGCCAGCACCGCCAGTTGATCCAGATCCAATCCCAGAAGAACCAATAAATCCAGAATAATGCAAAATTTAGAAAAATCACTAAGACTTCTTAACCTCCCAACAGAGTTTGGGGCGATTAACGGACAGATCAATAAGAGAATTACAAAGTCTCTAATTGAAAACTGCTTGATGGATTTCACTAAAATGGTCAAGAACCCTACAACTGGGAAGTTTGAACCTACGACTACTTTTACTTACCAAGTTGAGTCTACCGAATCTTTATTCGGGGCCTACCCATTGAATCTTGTAGCTGCACACGTACATTCATCAGGTATGGATATCGTAAATATGGGAGATTCTTTTATTTTGTACAGGCCTTTTCAAGAGATAACTATATCCGATACTCAGACTAGTTGGGTTGGGTGGAATGAAATTACTATTATTCCTACGGCTAACGGGTATGACTATAATTTCTACTACGAGCAGGGGTTCAATAACTACTTCGGGGTCTATTACCCACACGACGAAAACGTGACCTGGAGGTCAATCCTTCGAAAGACCTTTATCAAGACCACATCGACCCCAAATCCGACACGTTTTACTAAGTCCTACCCTAAGTACACAATTGCTGAGCTTAAGAGAAAAACTGGATTCACGGACCGTCAGCTAGCAGAAGCATATGGAACTACTTGGAAGATAGAACTTAAGAGTCACGATACTCACTGCTTGAACATTGCAAGCGACATAGTTATTGTAGATCAAGATACAATCAGAGGAGAGGCATACATCAATGGTATCTTGTCTAAAGATATTCCATTTACTAACTTGATTAGCTCATACTTTAAGAATCTTCCTGACTTTGTTTGTAGATGGAAACTATACAATAGTAAATTTACAACCTCAGGAGATAACGTATACGGAACAGCTTGGAATAAAACAATGTCATCAACTCAGGATACAACCTTAAATTTGCAGAAGGGGGATATAGTATCTTACAATGCTACTACTAACACGTTGACTTACCCTCCAAATAGCAGACTTGTGTTTGACTATGAGTTCCTTCCTGCACAAGGAAAGAATGAAACAAACGGAACTGCTATCGACCTAGATACAATGACTAAAGAATTCTTTGGATAATGAAAACAATATTAAAATCAATCAAGTATAAACTGCAGCTCTTTGATGGGTTGTGGTCTGTACCACTAGCTTTTGTAGCCTTCACAGCGTTTGGGTATATAAGCTCAGTATACTTTGGAGATCCACTAATCTCTATTGAGTACCTACAGCAAGTTCTGCTAGCAGGACTAATCTTAGTGTTTGCTAACTTTGTAGCATTCCTTGGGGGTTACTTTAACTTTAGAGGATTGCAGAAATACTTCTATTCTAGGGAGATTAAAGTAGAAACTAGAAACAAACTGACAGCATGGCAAAGAATAAAATTATACTTGTGGGTTTACTTTGGATTGCTCTTCTCTTTCCTACTAATCCTTTGGTTAGTAATGACGGCTACTGCGTAAAGTTAACTGCAGAAGCATTCATAGGGATAAGTGAGAAAGGAGGTAATAACAAAGGCTTTACTGATAAGTACTTTCGTAGACTTATGGAGAAGCAAGGTTGGAAGCCTGGCTATGCATGGTGCTCGTTCTTTGTCATGGGGGTGCTAGATGAATGTGACATTCCAAACACTATAACTGGATGGGCTCCTACAGCTTACAATAGGAAAGATGTTATTTACGACAATGGTAAATTCCAAAAGAGCTACTCCCCAGGGGACGTATTAATCATGACTTTAAGCTATGGATATGATAGAACTAGATACAAAGGTATCGGGCACACAGGCGTAGTAGAACTAATAGGAAAGCACTCAGTTAGAACCATAGAAGGGAATACTAACGAAAGAGGAACTAGAGATTCAAGAACAGGGGACGGGGTATTTAGAAAAGTACGGCCATTATCAAGAAACTTACATATAACCAGATGGAAAAAAAGCTAATAAATACTGTGTTAGTTGTAGCGGCTATAGCCGTTATTCTAATCACAATTCTCACAGGAGTAAAGTCATGCAATAAAACTACTGACCCATTGCAGGATAGACTAGAGGAGATAAACGATAGCCTAATGCGAGAGGTAATGGAGAACTCAATTAAGATAGATTCTCTATACCTTAAGATAGACTCACTAGACCTACTATCAGATACGATAATTAACAAACAATCAGTTGTCAATGAATACTACAATCAAGAGGTTTACAATATCCTTAGTGCTGATGCTCGTGGTGCTAACCGCAAGCTCGCAGAAGTCCTTAAAGTTTCGGACTCCCTCCTCAAAGCAGGATTCTTTTCCCGTACTATCAACATACCAAACGAGCTTAATTAACCTCAACTTTAACTCGATGATGTACTGGTACGATGCCGCTACCAGGATGGAGAGATTGTATAACCTCCAAAAAGAGAAGTTAGATTACTACTCTAAGATTACTGGCGTACAAGCTACCAGTATCCAAGACTTGCAGATGGTCTATGAGAATAAGGTAGCAATTGAGACACAACTTAGGACTGAAAACGAGAATAAAGTTAACGATCTTAAGAAGCAAGTAAAAATACTTAAGTTAAAGAACACAATACTGACAATTGGAGTAGGAGGTCTAGCCCTTACTACAGCTTATTTTGCTATTTTTTAATAAAAGTATTGACTATATAAAGATTCCTATTACATTTGCATAAAACCAAACGTAATATGAACTTTAATCCTACAAGAGATTGGGTTGTACTCCCGATTCCACACAAGAAAGTAACAGACAGCGGAATTCTTCTTTCAGATGCAGCTGCTGACTCACTTAAGTCTAACATCCTCACAGTTATTAAAGCTGGGCCTGAATGCAAACAGGTTAAAGAAGGAGATACCGTATACGTACACCCGCACACGGAAGGCGTAATCATCGATGTTGAAGAGACTCAGTATGTAATGGTAAATGAATTCATGCTTCTTGGGGTAATTAACAAGTAAAAGAATGGTAGGGACAGTAACAATATCCCTAGCTGACTTTGAAGCCCTTCGTAAACAAGCAGAATCAGGGAATAAAGTAACGGATGAGATCGTAAAAGCTGCCAAGGAATTGGAGGTTTTTCTCTCTTTTCTAATAACTAGAGAGAATATTGACGATCATGTTGAAGAATTCAACAGTTACTCTAAAAGATGTAAGATTAAGATAGTCGAAGGACGAGCTAAAATCCAAATTACAAATGAAGAATCAACAGAAAGTACGGAGAATAGTAATCAAGACGGATACGACCCAGAAATTTCTCCAGATATTTAACGGGATACTAGAGCTGACAGACACAGAGCTTAAAGTCTTAGCTGAATTCATTGATTCAAGCGAGACTGTCAACCTATGCTCCCCAGCAAATAAGAAAAAGATATCGGAAAAGCTAGGAATTAAGGACCACAATACCCTTAATAACTACGTGAAAAGATTGAAAGATAAGGGAGCAATCACGCAAACTAAGAACGGGTATGAATTAGCTGCTATCTTAAAGAGAGAGCCAGTTGAATTACACATCCTCCCAGTATGAATCCAGTATTTGTCCCCCCAACTAAGGTACTCACCTTCTTTTATATAGGGTATTACTCCCTAATGGTGATACAGGATGGGTATGGGAACGTAGAAGGAATGCATTTAACAGAATTAATAGAACCAATTATCGAAGAAGCATGAGTAAAAAGACCCCATCATTTCTTAAAATGGCTTCAAACTTTGCAAAAGCATCTGCAGAGTACATTGCCGCTGGAATGCCCTCAGTAACTCAAGAAGAGTACGAGGAAAGAGTAGTAACATGTCACGAATGTCCACACTTGAAAGAAGAAACTAAGCAGTGTGGCCTATGTGGATGTTACATTGAACAGAAAGCTAGCTGGCAAACAGCCAAATGTCCTGATGAACCTTCTAGGTGGAAACCTGTCTCAGTGGGTAAGTCGGGAAAACCGATTAATCTTCGGAAATGAACAAAGAAAAAGTAATCATTCAGAAGTTAGCTACCAAGCATAACCTCCCACTACAGAAAGTAGAGGAGATTATCTACTATCAGTTTAAGTACGTAGCTAAAATCATGAAAGAAGGGGGGTTTGCTGCAATCCGACTCCCATATTTTGGGGCATTCTCTGCTAAATCAGAAAGAATAGCTCATCTAAACGAGAAAACTAGGCGTAAAAATGAAAGACTTGCTAACAGTAAATAATAACGTAGTTATCCCGTCAGCTTATGCACTGACTATCCCTGAATTCGAGAAGTTAACTACTAAAGAGTTAGCATTTATCTACTTTTTTGCAGATCATAGGTCCAGTTACGCAGCTTATGACGAGAACGAGAGGAAAGATAAGCTACTTGAAGACTTAAAAGTCAAGTCAACCCCTAACTTACATGCAGGCTTACAGAAGTATAGGGAGCTTTCAGACACTCATGCTATCAAACTACTTAAGTCTGCTAGGTCTGCAGTTAACAAGCTAGAAAAGTACTTCAAAGACATAGACTTAACAGCTATGGATGAGAACGGGAAGCTTCTCTACCAAGCAAAAGACCTTGTTGCTAACCTATCTAAGATCGGAGAGGTAATCGAAGGCTTGGATAGACTAGAAGAACTAGTACAGAAGCAACAGGCTAAGGATAACCCTAACAGAGCAGGGGTTAAGACTAACAAATACAGTGAATAATGCTAAAAGATACCCATCTATTCTCAGAAGTTGCTAAGCACTATATTGAATATGGGCACTATACTGATGCCCTCCCTGGAACTAAGCAATACTACGACTATTGGGATAGGGAACAGTTTAGATGCATGCATGGCTATGAGGTAAATGGGGTTAAGATATCAGGATTCCACTATTTCTACCTTAACTACTGCCCTATTGACAGGATTATCGATGAAGAGCAGCCAGATGGGGAGATAATATCTAGAAGGGATAGAACATTTCCAGCCTTTTATGATGGGGATTTTGAGTACTTTAATGCTGTAGATAAGGCTAGAAGAGAGAACAAACACATGGTTGTCTTGAAGGCTAGACGTAAGGGATTCTCTTACAAAGCTGCAGCTATGCTATGTAGGAACTACTTTCACCTTAGAAACAGCAAGAACTTCGTATTTGCATCAGATAAGCAGTACTTAACTGGGGATGGAATGCTATCTAAAGCTTGGGATATCATATCTTTCATAGATGATAACACAGCTTGGACACAACCTCGTCTGATTGACCGTGAAATGCACAAGCAATCAGGGTATAAGAAGAATGTAAACGGAGCTGACGTAACTCTAGGGTTTAAGTCACAGATAATTGGGGTGTCTCTAAAGGATGACCCAGACAAGATACGTGGTAAAGCAGGGGAATTAATTTTCTTCGAAGAATCAGGTTCATTCTCAGGCTTGCTTAAAGCTTGGGAGGTAGCTATGCCTACAATGAGACAGGGTTCTAAGACATTGGGAACTATGATTGCCTTTGGAACTGGTGGAGAAGAGGGCCCTGGATTCGAGGGATTGGAAGAACTGTTCTATCATCCTGAAGCCTACAACTGTTTAGGGTTTGAGAATGATTGGGATGCTGGGGCTATGGGAACAATCTGTGGTTACTTCGTCCCAATCTACAAGAATCTAGATGGATTCATAGATGAGAACGGAAACAGCTTAGTTAACGAAGCAGTTGAGTACGAAGAAGAGCAGAGAGAAAAGAAAAAGAAAGGAAATGACCCAAAGTCTTACGATCAGTATATAGCTGAACATCCCTTTACTCCTCAAGAAGCAACACTTCAAGTAACAGCCAATACATTTGATGTTAACTCACTGAAAGAACAGTACAACAAAGTCATATCTGGTAATCTGGATACTATTGGGGTGGTAGGAGAGATGTATTACAACTCTAAAGGGAAGGCAGACTTTACCCCTAACAATAATCTCAAACCAATCACTAAATTCCCTCATAGAAAGGATGATGACTTAACTGGGGCTGTAGTGATCTACGAACCTCCATTTAAAACTGAGATAGAAGAGATAACCCCAAAGAATCTGTATATTATCTGCCATGACCCGTATGCACAGGGAAAGGCACAGAGCTCTAGCTCTCTTGGGTCAGCTTACGTTATTAAGGTACCTAATAATATGTCTAAGCCAGATGACTTAATCGTAGCATCTTACGTAGGCCGTCCACAGACTCAGGATGAGTACAATAGAACTCTATTCATGCTAGCAGAATACTACAATGCTAAGATAGGATTTGAAAATGACCGAGGAGAAGTTATAGCTTATGCCAAGAGATTCCGTAAAATGCACTTGCTGCAAGAGGAATTCGAGATGTTAGATAAGAAAGAGCTACGAAGCAAAAATGTTAAACGTCAGTTCGGCATGCACATGACTGATCAGAGAAAGTCTCAGGGAGAACTTTATATCAGAGACTGGTTAATTTCTGGTAGGGGGGCTGACGAAGAAGGCAATATTACCCTTAACTTGCAAAAGATTTACGACCTTGCATTGCTGCAAGAGTTAATCAAGTTTAATAGGAAAGGTAACTTTGACCGTGTTATGGCTTTGATGGTGGGGATGTACCACACTAGAGAACTGTACAACAAGGAGTTAAGCTTTAATGATACTGATAACTCTAGCAATGATTGGTTTGATAAAATGTATAAATAAGAGAAGTAAGAGTGTGATATAATAAACAACATCACAAATCAACTTATTTTAAAGACCCGCTGTAAAACAAACCTACTTTTGTATTAATGTTCGGACAAGCTACAATCCCCAAGCAACGAATCCCCTTCTCTCAGAAAGATGATAAGTGGAAAGAAGACTGTGTCAATGCCTTTATTAACCTATCTAAGTTTGGCATTAGCGAACGACGCAGCTACCTTAAATCTCTATATGATTACTATAACGGGGTAATCGACGAGGAGGACTACAACTATGTCCTTAAACCCTATGGCAAAACTAGAAGCCACTTTCCATCAAAGCTCCGTAACTACCCGATCATTAAGCCCATCATCGATCTGTTGCTTGGGGAGAAGTCTAAACGTCCTTTAGAGTACACGGTTACTGTGCAGAATGCCGACTCAATCAGTATGAAAGAAGAGGCATTGAAGAACTTAATCTTATCTAACCTTAAGGCTAAGTTCCTAGCTGAGCTAGCTAAACAACAAGAGGTAGAACTCCCAGAGCAGCAAGAGCCGCCTCTCCCAAAACAAGTAGCAGAGGAATTTGAAAGAAGTTATGTAGACCACAGAGCAGTGATGGGGCAGGCGGCCTTGAATTATATGATGTACTACAATGAAGTATATGATAAATTCCAAAAGCTGTTCTTCCACTTCCTAGTTACAGGGGAGACATATTCACATAAGGGGGTAAGAAGAGATGAAGTATTTTACGAAGTAGTTAATCCTTTAGATATCGACTATGACAAAGATCCTGACATCGATTTTGTTGAAGATGCCGACTGGGCCATCATTAGAAAATATTCTCACGCATCTACCATCATTGACATATTTGGGGAATACTTATCTGATGAGCAGGTTCTTGAGTTAGAATCTCCAACACATACATCAGCTGAAGCTTATCTCTTGTATAGAGCAGAAGCAAGTGGAGCAGATGACAACATATACCGTAATAGGTTAATTGAGATAATAACGGTTTACTGGAAGAGTAGGAAGCGTATTGGATTTGTGACTTATGACGATCCTAATACAGGGAATACTGAGATGTTTGACGTAGAAGAGGGATACAAATTACCTCAAGAACTCAAAGATCTTAATGCTAAGATGGAATGGGAGTGGGTAAACGAAGTGTGGGAGGGAACTAGAATTGATAGAAGATTCTTTATCAATGTCCGTCCATATAAGAACCAACGAAGCAGCTTAGACAATCCTTCTAGATGTAAACTTCCAATCAATGGAAGAAAGTACTCTGACATTAACTCTCAGAGTATTTCTTTGGTAAGCTTAGGAATAGCTTAT